TCCGTTCAATGTCGTAGCTAAAGAACTCTCACCTCCCCACAAATCTGTTCCCCACCCATAACCTGCAGATTGAAAATTAGGTCCAACTAAAACATATCTATTGATAGTTGCCGCACCATCTGCTGTATTATCAGCAGTCGCATTAGCTGCCATAATTACTGTGAATTCATCTGCACTAATTCTAGAAGTTACTTCAAAAGTTTGATCTTGAAAATTTCCAGCTGTATATCCAGCTCCAGTTGGTGGAGTTACCGAAGTAAAGGTAAAAAGGTCTCCTGCATTAAGTTGGTGATTAACTAAATTAACCGTAACTACAGCGGAACCATTTGTAGTATCAAAAGTAGCTCCAGTTTGAGCTGTTTCTAAAGGTGTAATATCGTAGAAGTCCCCTTCGTAGTATATAATTAAAGCTTTGTGGGTTCCTATTGCAGCATAAATTCTACCATCTAAATCTGTCCATTGATGTTGAGCCCTAGCAACACCAACCAAAGTATTTGTAGTAAGCTTCTCCCAACCCCCTACTTTTTCAGGTAATCCTGAACGAAAACGTATAAAGTCACCATCAACATACTGCCCTTCAGCAGCCGTATCTGTAATTTGTTTATTAAAGCCAGGCCTTATATTTATTAAATTTAATGGCATGTAGTTATTTTATCAGTTCTATCCTTAATAGTATAGATGACGGATACTTTTCCTATCACGAGCTAGGACGGTGGTATGAGGTGGTGTCCTAGCTCGATATAGAAATTATAACAATATTTTAATGTCTTTTAAACCAGCTTGGAAGACCTAAATGAGGACGTTTATCAAACATATTCTCTTTAGATCCTTTAGTTTTTGAATTGTTATAATGTAGAAATACTTGAGCGCAATCTTTACCTTTAAATGGTTCTCTCCAATGTTCTAATATATTCCCTCTGTAAACTAACATATCCCCTGGTTGTAAATTAACAGACACACCTTTCATTCCCTTTTTTTGAGAAGGTTCTATAAAGATAGGCCATTTATCCCCGCCAAGATTAAGTGTCGTAGATATCTCACAAGAGAATCTATCTTTGTGACGCTTGAGTTCATCACCTGGTTTATAAATTCTTGCATACGTATAATTAGGATATAACTTTAATCCCGTTGTTTTTTCCATAACAGGTTGAAGTTTTAATAATAAAGTTTCAAATGCCATATTTGCATATTGAGAGTAGGTATTAGGAATTTGTTCATTTGGACTTTCATAGTAACCAATCATCGTTTCAAAAGGAGATATGTATCTTTCTTTAATACAAGTATCATACACTTGTTTCTGCATTGAAAAATAATTGTAAAGAAAGATTGCAAGATCCGTAGATATTGCTTTTTCAATAACACAAAAATTATCTTTTTTAAAATTATATTTTTTTTCCATTTATACCTTCTTTGCCATTTCTTTTAATACTGCTGTAATACAAATATGAATAAATCTAAATGGTTTTTTACCGTGATCTACTGCATATTCATGTTCCATGTATCCTGGGAAGATAATGAGTGTTCCTGGCTTTGGTTTGAAATGAACCAATTCGGTTCCATGAAAAATTCCATTACCAGGTTTTAGTTTTAATTTTGTTGTTCTAGCACCTGTTCTTGGCTCATGAAATATTGGATAAGATGTTTCTTCTCCACATTTTAAAAAGTAAAATGCATTGACATGAGTATTCCAATGAATGTGTGCAGCATGGTGTCCTCCACCATTTTTTGAAAATTCTTGAACCCAACTTTGTTCAAAGAACGTTTGATATTGTTGCATATCAAAACCTTGCCAATCTAAAAATTCCCAACATTTTTGACCCACATAATTATGAAAGTCTTTAAATTTATTATCAAGTATTAAAGTTGTTGAGTGATGTGAAGTGCCGAAGTCACCATTCTTTTTAATGTAATCTTTGTTTCTTTTTTTAGCGTCCTTAATATAAGGATCACTTGCTTTATTTAATGATTTAATGAATTCAGGTTTTTCCTCAATCCAAATTGGAGTTTTAAAATACTCTAATATTTGCATACCTACCTAAATGGATACCCAAGGTTCCATATAACCAATGAATATCTAGTTCCTCTTGTTACGGGTTGAACACGATGCCAAACAAAAGAAGGAAACACCACAATTGAACCTTTGGGTAATATTTCTTTTGAGGTGATGACGTGTTTATCTTCATCTCTCATATGAGGATCATAAGACCTCGTATCAAATTGAAGTTCACCACCAGTATATTCAGAACCGTCAGTTAATTGACAAGTTACAGAAATCTTTCTAATCATTCCATGTTCAGGAGTGCCTGGTTTATCATAAGGCTTATCCCAAGAATCACAGTGCCAATCATAATGTTGATTAAGTTTATATTTTGTAAATTGACATGCTTCAGATCGTGTCCAATCAAAATTCCACCCTGCATTTTTATTTGCTTCATAAATATAAGGATGTATTTCTTTATAAATCCAAGTATCACTCAACCAAACTAAATCTGATTTTCTTTTTTTTTGCATGTTTAAGACATCATCTTCTTTTAATTCTTTACCACTATATCCACCTGTTCTTGCCATGGTTTCATCTTTAGATAATGCATATTTAATAATATCATCACATAATCTAGGTGGTAATGCAGACTTAAAAGCCCAATAATAATTAGATAAATTCATAAGTAATGGTTTGTATAAAATTTAATTGATCACTTGTATTAGGTGAAATGTAATACATTTGCGTAGCTGGAAACATAATAAATCCATTATTACGTAATGGTATATCCCAACTTCTTCCTGCTCTTCTATTATCATCAAAATGAATTCTGACAAAACAAGAATCTTTGGCTAACTTAACACCATATAAAAATACAAAATCAGGTGAATTTTTTAAGTCAACTTTATCAACTTGTAATAAAGGGAGGGAAGCTTCTTTAGGTTTATATATATCACCCCAAGTTTTTTTATTTACTAACTGAAAACCATATTCTAAATTAATATGATCTCTTATATAAGTATTGAGCATGTCCCAAGTTTTTGAAAATGGAAATTCTTTATTAAATAAATTTTGAGTTAAAATATCTTGCGCTAATTTTTCCCTATCAATATCCCAATATTTTGGCATATCAATTTGTCCGTGATACAATGCTATTTCTGATAATACTTTCTTTTGCATACCTGATGGTATGTAATATTATATTAAATATTTGTCAAGAATTAAAATGATTGGTTTCCTAAATCCCAAGACTGATTTTCTTCATTCCAAGTGTAACCCCATCTATGAGTTCCAGCTGTGTTTTGATCTTGTTGTTCTTGAGTAAGTGCTGGTGCATCTCCGATAGGTGATTGCCATCTAGCTTCTGATGTATTTTTGACCCATGATGCATATGGTTTTTTAGGCCAGAAGATTTGATCGTCTTCATCCCAAGTATAACCAATCCCTGCGTAATTTCCTCTAAATGGAGTTCCACCATTTTTATGTTGATTTCCTGAAGTGTTGTAAGAAGTTTGAATCCACATTTGCGCTGGCCAGTTATTGTTTGTTTCCAAATATTGTTGACCTACTGATTCGTCCTCAACTCCATCAGCGTTAAGCATATCTTTATTATCAAGTGTTAATACTTGAATGACTTTTCCGTTAGCTCCTAGTTTTGCAAAATGTGCCATAGTTTCTCCTATTATAATATATTTTAATTTTTAAATCAACTATTGAAATTTATATCTTATGATTACAATTCCTGAACCACCAGTTCCACCACTTCTCAGGGGCTGACCAGCTACGTTTATAGGACCTGATCCACCACCTCCTCCTCCAGTGTTTACTGTTCCATTTCCACCCGCGGCTCCTCCTGAACCACCAGTTCCTCCACCGCCTGTACCAGCAGTACCAGCAGCAGCATAATTCCATCCACCAGCAGCTCCTCCACCAGCTCTAGTTACAGAACTTCCAGTAATAGAATTAGCTGTTCCATTTCCACCATTTTTATTTGAATTACCAGCAACGCTAGCGCCACCACCACCACCTGAACATCTACCACCAGGAGGACCTGCAGCGCCTGGATTTCCTTGAGGAGGACTAACGGGAGGTGTGTTACCTGATCCTCCAGTACCACTACCAGGAAAATTATTAGCTCCACCTCCTGAACCTCCATTTCCTCCAGCGTATCTTATTGATCCACCTCCTCCACCTGCAGATGTAATTGACGAAAATACAGAATTACTTCCTGTGGCTCCTTGGGCACAGCCAGGTGGTGGAACTCCACAAAAACCTGCTCCACCTGCACCTACTGTAATTGGATAAGTTGTAACAGTAATAGGAAAGTCACCTGCGTTACAACCTGGACTTGGAAAAGTTGTTCTAAAACCACCAGCTCCAGCACCGCCACCACTAAAACTACAGCAACCATATCCTCCACCTCCACCGCCACCACCAGCAACGACTAGA